AATGCTAACAGTGATCTTTTGTATCGCACTGAGGCGTTCACTTGCCCCACATGTGAGGGCAGTTCTCAAACATATAAGATAAGAAAGGACGGTAGTAAGTATGCTAGGCCCAACAAGTGTAAAGACTGTGACGCCAGAGGCTACCAACTTAAGAAGCAATCTCGTATGGCTGGGTTTGGGTTCTTCCCTCCTAATGCTTCTTGGGTTAGTGCTAGTGGCTTCTCTACAGGAAAAGACGTACTAGATATTCTTAGGGCTACAGCAATAGATAACAACATGGATGTGGCTGTTAAGTTTCTTGAGGACTTGAAGCGTCTCAATGCTGTATCTAGTTATCTGTCAAGCTTTGTTGATGGCATTGATACTTACACTAAGCCAGATGATATACTACATGTGTCATTAACGCAACACATTACGTCTACTGGCAGGTTCTCTGGACGTGAGCCTAACATGCAGAACATGCCTAGAGGTGGGACGTTCCCAGTGAAGCGTGTGTTTATATCACGGTGGGAGGGTGGTAAGGTTATGGAAGCTGACTTTGCACAGCTAGAGTTCAGGGCTGCAGCGTTCCTATCACAAGACCCTGTAGCTATGGAAGAGATCAACACAGGCTTTGATGTACACTCTTATACGGCACAGATCATTAGTGATGCAGGACAACCTACGACTAGGCAAGCTGCCAAGGAACACACCTTCGCCCCTCTGTTTGGTGCGACAGGATTTGGTAGGACTAAGGCTGAAGCTGCATACTACCACCACTTCCTTAATAAGTATGAGGGCATAGGTGAATGGCACAAGAAGCTAGGTAGTGAGGCTATACGTCTACAGAAGATAACCAATGTGTCAGGTAGGCAGTATGCTTTTCCCGGCACACATCGCAGAGCCAATGGCACACCTACTAACTTCACTAGGATTAAAAACTATCCAGTGCAGGGGTTTGCTACTGGTGATGTTGTACCTGTTGTATTACTTGAGATAGATAACAGGCTCAAAGGTTTACAATCACGGCTGGTGAACAGTGTTCATGACTCAGCGGTGATAGACATACACCCACAAGAAGAGAAGGAGGTGCTAGGTGTTATTGACGATGTTAATGAAAACCTAGATGCAATCATCAACAGATACTATGGGGTAGAAATGAATGTACCCTTACTTTTAGAGGCCAAGATAGGACCGAATTGGCTTGACACTGTTGATGTATAATGGTATAACTACGGTTCGTTTAAAGCTCAGAAAGGATATATAATGAGCAATGAGTTGAGTACTAACTTCGCTGGATCAGACTTGGCAGCGGCAATGGGTTTCGGAGAAATGGATACGGCTACTTCTTCTGCACCTAAGATACCCATGTTGAATCAGGTGCAAGCACCTATCATGGTTGAGCATGTTGTCGATGACGAGGTAGAGGAGAAGGTTGTAGTACCGCTTGGAGCATATAAGCTCAAAGATGGTGAAGGTAACGAGGTGTATAGTCGATCTGTATCCATTCGTTTATTTGCACAGCGTCAGCAGTGGACGCAGTTCGACACTGACATAGGTAGATCACACAGCACAGTCATGGTTACTAAACTGAAGGGTGACTTGAAGGATAGTAGGGGTACGTTTAATCTAGGCCGAGATAGTAAGTACAGGACACCAGAAGAGTGGGCTGCTTTAGATGAAGACTACAAGGCCCGTCAAAGCAGTGTGAAGAACTCTAAAGTATTGTTTGGTAAGGTATCAATGAACAAACCTTTTGATGCTAAAGGTAATCCTATGCAAGGCTACGAGGGTGAGATTGACTTTGTGTATTACGTTAAGAACTTCCAAAGCAAGAAGTCTATGGACGCTGCACTACAGGAGATAACATCTAAGAAGCTGTTACCTATTGAGCATACTATCAAGCTGGCATCTAAGAAAGAGAAGATGTCTACTAATAGTTACGCTACTGTGGTGGCATCACTGGGGTCTAAGGTATCTATGAAGGACGATGATCAAGATACACTTCGTTCTTTTGTTGACTACATAGACAACTCTAATGATTACATTCTTAGCGAGTGGAAGAAGTTAAACAAGCCTGATGTAGCTATCTCGCCTGATGTACTTGATGCTATCGTACAGGTAGAGGAGGCTCCATACTAATATGGATATGAACCATGTCGCTGAACTTCCTATTAAGAAGTTGATGCGGGATGCTACTCTAGGCAAGTCCAGTATGTCGGAGGCAATCATTGATAAGGTTGCCTCTGATGTCAAAGAAGGCTTAGACAAGCAGTTCAATGGGGGTCCACGTGATAAGTTCAAGCTTAGAATGTCAAACATTGGACGCCCTATATGTCAACTCTGGTTTGAGAAGAATAGACCAGAAGAGAAAGAACCCATGCCAGATCAGTTCATGATGAACATGATGCTAGGTGATATAGTTGAGGCAGTGTTCAAAGGTATACTGCGTACAGCAGGGGTCAAGTTTAAAGACAACGATGTTGTGAACTTAGACTTAGGTGGTGGAAGACGCCCAATCAGAGGGGAGTATGACTTAGTTATGGAAGGCAGAGTAGATGACATCAAGTCTGCATCTGATTACTCCTACACTAAAAAGTTTGTTGACCTTGAGACACTACAAGCCAACGATCCTTTCGGCTACGTAGCACAGCTTGTAGGCTACGCTACAGCAGCAGGTAAGAAGGTTGGGGGATGGTGGGTAGTCAACAAAGCTAACGGCCATCACAAGTACGTCTCAGCCAAGCACGTAGACGTTGATGTAGTCTTAGATAAGATGCGTGATACCTATGACTACCTAGAGAACGATGAGCCACTTGAGCGTCAGTACACAGATGTTCCAGAGACTTACCGTAAGAAGGAATCAGGCAATAGAACGTTATGCAGAGAGTGTAGCTTCTGTTCATTCAAGAAAGCTTGTTGGCCTGACTATCAAGAACTACCATCAAGAACCTATCAAGGTAAACTAACCGCACCTATGGTGCACTACACTAAGCTAAAGACAGATGCCTAAACCTAAAAGGCAACACCTTAAAGCCAAGTACAGGAGTGGTCTTGAAAAACAGACTGCTCTTGTTTTGTCTGAGTGCCAGAAAAAGGTAAGGTATGAGTTAGTCAAAATAGAATGGGAGGACTTACGCTACCGCACTTACACGCCTGACTTTCAGTTAGACAATGGTATCTTTATTGAAACCAAAGGTATCTTTGACAGTGAAGACAGGCACAAACACATACAAGTAAGGAAACAACACCCTGAGTTAGACATAAGGTTTGTCTTTAGTAACTCTAAGGGTAAGCTGTACAAAGGCTCCAAGACTACCTACGGTAATTGGTGCGAGAAGAATAACTTCCTGTATGCTCATAGGTTGATACCAAATGAATGGTTGACATTACCGGGTTCGTGTGTTACGGACAAGGTTGTTACGCTCAAAACAAAAAGGAAAGATTAATGTCTCACAAGTTAGGCATAGAGGAAGTAGCTATACTTATAAAACCTTTAGGGGAGGGACGTATAGAGACTTGTATTTATAAGTCAGATGAAAACACAATGGATGATGAAGACTTAGACGTAGCACTAAATGTTGCACTAACTATGAACGCCCTGTTTGAACTAGCTATGGATGAAGAGTCTGATTTAATAACAGAGTTAAGGGACAAAGTACAAGACAAGATAGATGAGATAATTGAGGGTGACTATGATGATGATGAGCTAGATGTAGGCCCAAGCTACACCTCAGACGGTAATGTACTAAAGATAAACAGGTTCACTAAAACAAAGGGCAGTTGTTGATATGGCTAAGTGGAAAGAACAAGGTGTTGCTTCTATAGTAGACGTAGTAGATCACCCACCACACTATAACAAAGCTAGTATTGAATGTATTGATGCTATGAAGGCTATGTCAGAAGGCTCTTATGTGAACCCTCATGAGTCTTACTGTTGGCAAAACTGTTTCAAGTATCTGTGGCGTTGGCCTTACAAGAATGGACTAGAGGACTTGCAGAAGGCACGGTGGTACTTAGACCGTCTAATCAAGGAGGTAGAAGAGGATGGCAAAGACTAGAAAGTTTAGTGCTACGTTTGTTGTTGAAGTAGATGAAGAAAACAACATACTATCTTCTCATGACGTACATCACAATGAAGACATCAGGGACTTACTTGAGAACTTAGTCTTTGACATAGATGACGTTACCATATATAACATTAACGTGAGGGAACACGGATGATTACGCAACAAGATATCGTAGACTTTGCTGAGTACAATCAAGAAGACCTTACAGCAGAGTACCAACAAGACTCGCCTCTTGATATGGTACGCCAGTTTGCAGTAGCAATGGATCACCCTCTTGATGAGAAGTATGGCTACAGTAGAAAGCTAGAAGGCTTTCGGTGGTTGTTACTCAAAGAAGAATACAGTGAGGTGCGTGATGCAGACGGGTCAGCAGAGATGCTTAAAGAACTAGCTGACTTGGTGTATGTAACGTATGGCTATGCAGCTACTTATGGATGGGACTTGGATGAGGCTGTACGCAGAGTACACGCATCTAATATGTCTAAGCTAGACTCAGCAGGTAAACCTCTCAAGCGTCCTGATGGTAAAGTATTGAAGGGGGCTAACTACTGGAAGCCTGACCTTACTGATCTTGTCTAAAATACAAAGCAGGATGCTTGAGCTGCTAAGACCAATAGAAGAACAAATAATGATGTGTGACAACAGAGAAGAAACCCTTATGTTAGCTTGTGCTATGCTACACAAGGCTCAAGTGATACTGGAATCACACATAGGAGAAAAAGGACGTAAAGAAATCTTCACGTTCCCCAAGGAGAGTAAAAGATGAATAACAATTACCTACCCAGTGACTACCAGACCTTCATTGCAACCAGCCGCTATGCACGTTGGCTAGACGATGAGGGACGCCGTGAAACATGGGGTGAAACTGTAGAGCGTTATCTGCAGAACATCGCTAAGACATGGCTTAAGCCTGTTGACCTACAAGAAGTACGTGACGCTATCCTTAGCCTTGAGGTTATGCCTAGTATGCGTTCACTAATGACAGCAGGTAAGGCAGCAGACAGGGACAACACCTGTATGTACAACTGTAGCTACCTACCCGTAGATGATCCTAAGTCTTTCGATGAGGCTATGTTCATCTTGCTTTGCGGTACGGGGGTTGGTTTCAGTGTTGAGCGTCAGTTCATTGCTAAACTCCCTGATGTTCCTACTCTTTTCCAAAGCGAAACTACTGTTGTCATCAAGGACAGCAAGGAAGGGTGGGCTAAAGGGTTGAGACAAGTGTTGGCACTCCTATGGGCTGGTGAGATTCCTAAGTGGGATGTAACTAAAGTCCGACCTGCAGGTGCTAGACTAAAGACTTTCGGTGGTAGGGCATCAGGCCCAGCACCATTGATTGATCTGTTTAACTTTGCTGTCACTACATTTCGACAGGCACAAGGGCGTAAGCTATCTAGCCTAGAGTGTCACGATCTTATGTGTAAGATTGGTGAGGTAGTAGTGGTAGGTGGTGTGCGCCGTAGTGCTATGATCAGCCTGTCTAACCTGTCAGATGATCGTATGCGTCACGCCAAGTCAGGTAACTGGTGGGAGAACGCAGGACATAGAGCCTTAGCTAACAACTCTGTATCTTACTCAGAGAAGCCTGACAGCATGGCGTTCATGCGTGAGTGGACAGCCCTAATGGAGAGTGGGAGTGGGGAGCGTGGTATATTTAATAGAGAAGCTTCGATTAAACAAGCAGCAAAAAATGGAAGACGAGAGACTTGCTATGAGTTTGGAACCAACCCGTGTTCGGAGATTATTTTACGCCCTAACCAATTCTGTAATCTTACAGAGGTTGTCATCAGGGCTACGGATGGTCTGGAAGACCTTACAAGAAAAGTCCGTCTTGCAACTGTACTTGGAACAATACAATCCACCTTCACCCACTTTCCATACTTGCGTAAGGTGTGGCACACCAACACAGCGGCAGAAAGATTGCTCGGTGTGTCACTCACAGGGATAATGGACAATAAGCTAATGACCTTAGAGAACAAAGGTCTATCTGATACATTGGAGCATCTTAAAAATGTGGCTGTTTCTACTAACGCTGAGTGGGCTGACCGTCTTGGTATCCCTCATAGCACTGCTATTACTTGCGTCAAGCCCAGTGGAACAGTTTCCCAACTGGTTGATTCGGCTTCTGGAATACATGCTCGTCATAGTCCCTATTATATCCGTACTGTGCGTGGAGATAATAAAGACCCATTGACAGAGTTTATGAAGTCACAGGG